CTTCCTGAGACCCGCCAAGGTCTGAGGACTTCTTAATTGCAGTCTCTGATTCTACTGCATCGACACGCTTTTCTACACCGTTGATGGTGTTGCGTATTTCTGTTACAGCATTACTTAGTGCTGTATGTTTTTCTGCCAATTCTGAAATCTGGACTTCAACGCTTTTGCTAAATGTTTCAACGGTTTGCTTAATTGTTGAAACCTGAGCGGCGTTTGCCTCAGAAGCTTTTGTTAAAGTTTCTGCGAAAAATCCTTTTAGGTCACCTAGCATCTTTGCAAAATCAGGTTCATCAACCTCAACTTCTGATACATCGGCTGCCTTTTCCAGAGTTTCGGCAGAAGCGTCTGCAACTGCATTCTCTGCAGGTGCTGTCTCAACTGCTGCATCTTCTGCAACTGCTGGAGTTTCTACGGCTGTTTCTGGTGCTGCAACTTCTGCTGCTGCATCTTCTACAACTACGTTTTCTGTGTTTTCTGACACTTCATTGCCTCCTTCTGCGTTTGCCTGTTTTGCAATTGTTTGTATTGCAGGCAACGGTAATCTTGACTTCTTAAATGAAGCAAGAATCTTATCTATTTCTTTTGATTTATTAACATCTGAACTTTCTACCCAGCCGATTAATTCTGCTGGTTTGCCAGATACTGGCGATTCATATGTTTGCTCTGTTGAAATAAAAACAGAGTCACTTTCTGCACAATAAAAAATATTTTCAGTTACAACTTCTGCGGCCATTCCTTTAAATACTAATTGTCCATTTACTTTTTGAATAGAGACAATATTACAAAGCTCATTTGCTGGTGAATCTACAATTGATAATTCCATTAAACTATAATCTTTAATAAATCTAACAGTCTTACCTGTTGCTTTATTTACTTCGTTATCTGACTCAATAATCTTTCCGCCGATTGAGAATCCTGCAAGAGTTCCGTCTAAAACTTTTTCCCAAGTATCCTGAGATCCCTTTGAGATATATGCGTCTACGTATACTCCGTTAAAAAATTCTTTTGAAACTGGGTCATAAAATGTTTCTGGTTTAAAAGAAACTACTTTGCCCACTGCAACTGGTTGATGCATCTCTCTAAGGTTGCCTCTGAAATTTTCAAAAGCTTTTAGGCTTGCATCTGCCGTTACAACATCGCCTGTTTGGTCTAGATTATCTAGCGTTGCAAATCCTGATACCGTTCTCTTTTCACGATTAACTTTTGTGAATGGAACAGATAAAATGATATTATCGCCATTAGAAGACCAATTAGATTTTTCAATATTCATATGCTTAATTTTATACTTGTATACATCAAAAGGCAAATAACTAGTTGCCTAATAATTAAGCGGTTGTCCTGCCCTCACCTTTTGGGTTCCTGGCCTCCCCAGAAATATCTGGAGAATTAGCATCCCGCTCCTGAGTTCTTTGACGAGAATTCATTGCCTGTGCAGTTTGTTCGGCAGCCTGTTGAGGCTTTAATTGAACAATTGAGTCTCCGCCTTCAATAGGGACCATGCCTTTTCTAATTCTTACTTCATTAGGAGTAATTACCTGCATCCTTAGATATCTCTCATCTATTTTAGATTGAGTATCTTCGTCTGTAAGGGTTAATTCATTAAATTTAATTAATAGGACATCTGTCTTTTCCTCAATAATTTTATTTAATTTCTTTTCCAAAATATCTTGGGCTGGACGACATACTTGCTCTTTAAACATTTTATCTGAATCTCTTGCTGAGGATAAATTGACTCCCTCAGGTAATCCTATTTTACTAATTGGAACTCTGTGTGCCAGCAAAATTTCGTCTCTATTTGATTTGCGATATACGTTAAATGAGGACTCTTGAGAATTTGCTTCAATTGGCTCCATCTTAAATTCGACCTTTGAGTCTGGGCTGTCGGCTGGAAGAGGAACATATAGAGACCTGTGATTTTTTCCTTTTAGTCCAACTTGGAAAAATTCTAATAACTTACGCTCTGACTCTGGGGCCAGCTTAGCTCCTTTAACTGTAATGATATATCTTGGAACTGCTTTGTTTTCAAAATAATCAAGATTATACTTACCAGCAAATTCATTTCCTGCCATTGCATTTTGTGCTGCTACAATATCAGGGATTCCATAGTAGTTATTCATTGGAGTGTATTTCTTTAAATGAATAATTTCGTTTGGTCTATCTGATCCATCTGCAATTGGATTCTCAGTTTCTTGATCTCCAAAATTTCTAAAGTATACTGCTTTTCCGTAAAGCAATTGAATAAAGCCATCACGAAGTCTACGGACTCTCATTGTCTTTGCGGGAATATGACCGATATAGCCAATATTACCAGCAGTTGTTCTGCTTATTTCTAGGTACCCATTACCCGTTGCTTCTAGGTCTACATATGCTTTAATTAGTGTTTCAACAAAAGTTTCTTCTTCATTTACTTCTTCTAGCCAAGAGTCTAAATCTTGTCGAAGTTTATTTAATTTGCGACGAGCACGATCTAACTGTTTCTCATCTGATATATTATCAAGAGCCTCGTTAGCTTTTCTTGTTTCAACAAATGAATACCCTAGGCCAACAATGTTTGCCACCTTTGCGTTAATTGCTGCATAGTTATATGGAGATATTTCATAAATCCTTGAAAGATATTCTAGATTATATGGAGGCTCGATAAGGTCGAACATAGCATAACCAGTAACGGCTTGCGCTAATAAATTTTGTTGTGTCTCGGCTCCGTCTTGACCGACAAATCTTTTTTGTAAGTCTCTTGAAACTTTACGTTTAAATGATGAACTTAGTCCATTAACTTTTTTTAATTCTGAGCCTTCTATTTTAAATGGGTCATTTTCTACAACTGGTTTTTTATTAAACTTAATCCAGTCGGTATCATTTGATATAAAAATTTGATCTGATGATTCTTCTTCGTTTATAAATTCCATTTATCTAGCTCCCTTTGCTGCTCTAATCTGATCTTTATATTCCCCTATGTCTAGTGGATCTGGAACTAGTCCCCAGTTTAATCTTTGTTGCTGATATTGAAATTCTTCGTCATCTATTTTTCTACGGCCTGCTAAGAACTTAGGTTCTCCTTTATTTACTCCATAATAGGAAACGGCTTTTCTAAGCATTTCTATTCTTTCTCTATTTCCCTTTTTAGAGGTTATAGAAAGATAGTTGCCATCATCATCGCCAACCCACTTGCCATCAATTTCCCATACGTAAAGCCCTAAAATAGTCTCTTCTACTACTGATTGATTAATTTTTTTAATATCCATTAGGTATTAATTTTACCATTCTTTTAGGTTAAAGTCCAGATTTTGTCCGCCCGTATGACAAAATTATACGTTTTGTATTACAAGCCAGTTATTATTATAAGCCTGAACTGAATTTTCTGTCAAGGTGAGGGTAGAATCTTGGGCTGTAGCCGATACTTTGCCCAAATATAAATCATAATGATCTGTTATCTGTGTGCCTGTAAATTGATTTTCGTACAGGGTAATATTCTGAATTAGGCATTTTACCCCTACTCCTGCGGCATTGTTAAATTTAATTACTCCATAAATTGGGTTTGTGTAGGTTATAACTACATGATGGAGATCGTCGGCTGTAAAAACATTAGATACGCTAGTTGCTGAGGTCTTATTTACCCCGTTTACATATATTGAGTTTATATTAGTTTTACTAACTGTTCCCGAACTCCAAGAGTAATTAGACGCCGCATACGCCCCGTTTACAACAGAGGAAATTAATCCGCTGGTTGAGAGGGTATCTGGAGTATAAAAAAACTCTATAGTACTTACTGGTATATTTGAATTTACATAAAACCCAGAATTTGCGGGAACTCTAATTCCATTCCTATAGTCTCTAGAAAGTATAGGGTATTTATTTAGTCCTACGCTAATTGCTGGATCAGATACCCCCGCCAAACCTTCAAGTGTTGAAACATAGCTTCCACCATTTTGGGCATACATTATTTGATTGTTATAAAAGAAAAGGTTTAAACTATATAGCTTAGGTAGATATTTACTATTGTCAGTTGTAGACATAGTTATCTTTAAATAAACAAGACCTGTCGCCCCAAAGCTACCTAATTTATATTGAGGGATTGATTCTCCATTTACACATTGAACCCATGTAGAATTGTCTACG